GAACACTTTCAGGGAAATTTGAATGACATTATGCATGCTCTTCGCACAGACGAGTGGCCTGAAGTATTTTGGAACATCGTGGAGAAACAGGAAAATTTCTTTTCAACAAAAAATCAGAAGACGCAAGAAAAGTTAGATGCGTGGCTTCGCAAGCATCGAATCTTCGTCATACCGACAGATTTTTATGTTTATATGGAAAGGATTGGGTCCCGCTTCCGGCACTATAAAGAACGCGGCCCGAAGAGTTATATCTGTATCGGTCACAAGTGGTCACACGGAGGGGCAGACCGGATAGCTACGAAGTTAAAGATGAATTTTTCTGATTGTTTTAAGAAGATTATGTGTGAGGGAGATGTGAAGAACTTTGATCAGTCGGCCCCCGTGAAGTTAGTCGAGCTGTTTTATGCGACGAATTTGATGTACGATGTTCCCCAGGGGCCAGAATACGAACTACGGAAGCGTATTACGCAATGGTTAGCCTCACAGATCATTGCTCGTATGACACATCTTTTCGGAGATGTATGGGGGTGGCAACGAGGAGGTATTCCCTCAGGTTGTTATAACACTTCCCATATGGACTCGTGGGTGATGGGTTTTTACTTTTTTCTGTTTGGATCGTATCAGATACAATGTTGTCCTCCTGAGGATCGTCCGAAGTTGGAAAATGCGCTTATGAATTTGATAGGGTTGATTGTTTATGGGGATGATCACGCGTGGAATAAGACTGAAGACCCGTTCATTTCGAAGGTGTTCAGTGCGACGAGCTTCTCCGAGTTCATGTTAAAATATATAGGTGTGGAGGTTCGTGATCTAGAGGACGGGATTCCTTTCTGTAGTTTGGTTAAGGATGGTGTTATTGTGTCCCGTGGGCTTACCTTTCTTAAACATCAGTTTGTTTTGAACCCTGCACGTCATGAAGAGGGGCAGCCCACCTTTCTTCCGTTTCGTGAGACTAATGAGTACTTGGTTCGTGCGGCGTGGGGGCGTACTCCTGGGGAACGTACGGTTTATAATGTTCTCCTTTCTATTATTGGTCACGCCTATGGGACCTACGCTTCAAATCCAGATGCATATGTGTCGCTGCTGTTTCTCTTTACGTCTTGTATCGAAGTACTTCGTTTAAGTCCAGAAACGATTCTTACGAAGGTTCGCGATGACCTTTCTTTCTCTGATATCCAAGAGTTGCGACGTAAGAATATAAATCCCGATGATATTTTGAATGGTTTTCCTACGTGGGAGAGGTTGAAAGAACTTAATCTTGAGAAGCCCGG